ATTCATTGAAAATATTGATACTATTTGGGCTGCTGTTTATCCGATTATTTCTACAGGTGGTCGTGCTTTCGTGCTTTCTACTGTCAACGGTATCGGTAACTGGTATCATGAGGTATATCAAAAGGCTCTGGACGGGGAAAACTCTTTCCACCCCATAGACATTCGTTGGCAAGAACACCCAGAGTATAACTTTACTCCAGGGTATGAGCATCTGTATGAGCAGATGGCCGAAAAGGATCTAGACATCCATAAATGGGAGGAGACCACTAAGGCCAACATGCCCACGAAACAGTGGCTACAGGAGTATGAGTGCAGCTTCCTAGGTACAGGTGACACCTATATTGAAGGTGAGATCCTCAAGGATGTCGCGCAGCAGACGAGCGAAGAGTATTATACCAAGCACAATAACCGTATGCGCGTATGGCAAGATCCTCAGCCGCACTATAACTATTTAATTGCTTGCGATACTTCTTTGGGTAGAGACCGAGACTACTCTGCTTTTCACATAATAAACATGTATAATGGGCAGCAGGTAGCGGAGTTCTACTCTAATAGGACAGCAATAAATGATTTTGCTCAAATATTAGCTAACGAAGGTATGCTATATAATACAGCCCACATTATTTGTGAGCGAAACACGATTGGAAACAACTTGATTGACTGGCTCTACAACGTCTATGAGTATGAGAACTTATGGGCTGACGACAAGGGAGAGATAGGGTTTCAAATCACAGCAAAAAACAGAGAGAGTATCCTAGCTGAGTTAGAAGAGGCGGTCAGAACAGACCTAATCAAAATTAACTCTACTAGAACCTGCGACGAGCTTTTCACATTCATCATCGGTGAGAACGGTAAAGTTCAAGCAGAAAAAGGATATCATGACGATCTTGTTATGAGTCTAGCTCTTTCTGTTCATGCTTACAAAAACTTATTAGATACTACCCCGATGGAACTTATGGGTACTAGGCCAATCCCAGGAGAAGCCCCATTACCTGTAACTAATTCTTACACGGCTAATATCAAGACCGCTCACGGCGCTCTAAGCAAGGAAGACTACAGATGGTTGATCAAATAGAAGAAAATAATGAAGAGCCCATAAACGAAAGTGGGTACACCAACTTTGGTGGTTCCGCTGGTCGCGCTGGAACATATTACACTCCAACCGGGCCGATTGGTAGATTTTTTGCAAAGTTCTTTGCGACTAAAGCTCAACCAGCGGTTCAGAAGGCTTTAGACCAAGGCCAACCTACTGCGCTTACTGGAGATACCATTAAGTCTACAGGTGTCTTAAAAGATACTCCAGGGAAGGATGGTCCTGCAATAGGTGGAGTTGTAAGAAACCCTATAGTTCCTCAGAATGAGTTAAACAGGAAAAAGAGATACAAAGAGTACGAGGAAATGGATGAGTATCCCGAAGTCGGAGCAGCGTTTGACATCTATGCAGACGACACTACTCAGCGGGGATCTAGGGGAGAGAGATGGACTATTGATTCCGAAAGTTCCTTGGTTGTTGACGAAGTGGAAGATTTTTTTAGAGACATTCGACTTGATAAGATTCTCTGGGATATTTCTAGGAATACTGTTAAGTATGGGGATTGTTTCATTGAGATGATTGTCAACGTGGAAAAGCCCAGGGAGGGTGTTAAGAAAATCAAAGTCCTAAATCCCAACTATCTTCTCAGAGTAGAAAACGAGTTTGGTTATCTAAAAAAGTTCCTTCAGGAGATCCCCTCTTCAGATGTCAACGAAGTTCTCTACAATGGTACAGGAGAGCAGAGAGCAATTAAGTACATTGAGTTAGATAAGCATCAAATTGTACACTTTAGGCTTCACACCTCAGACCCTGTTTTTTATCCATATGGTAAATCCATCGCCGCGTTGTGCCATAGAATCTTCCGTTCGCTGAAGATGATGGAAGACGCTATGATGATCTATCGTCTATCTCGCGCTCCTGAGCGGCGTATCTTTTACATTGATACAGGTAACCTGCCTACAAGCAAAGCCGAGATGTTTATCGAGCGTATCAAGCAAAAGTTCAAGAAAGAGAAGTTCTACCAAGGATCTACATCACAAGTAAATGCTAGGTACAACCCAATGTCTCTTGACGAGGATTTCTTTGTGGCTACCAAGAATGGAAGAGGAACCAAGATTGAAACACTTCCTGGGGCCACTAACCTTGGAGAGATTGAGGATGTTAGATACTACAGGGATAAGCTTTTAGCGGCTCTTAAGATCCCAAAGGATTATCTCGTAGAAAAGGATAAGTCTCCAGAAAGAAAAGCTAACCTGTCTCAACTAGACGTAAAGTTTGCCCGAACTATTCAAAGAGTTCAGGTAGATATTGAAAGCGGTCTTGAGAATTTAGCTAAGAGGCATTTACAACTTAAAGGATTCCCTGCTAGTTTAATTAAGAAGCTTAGAATTAAGCTCCCAGAGCCGTCAGATATGTCTGCAAAAAGAAAGCTGGATTTAGATCAAGCTAAGATTGCCGTTATCAGTCAAGTTAAAAATCTTCAACTCTTACCGACAAAACAAATTTATATGGAATATTTTGACATGACTGAAGAGGAGGCGAACAGAACTATACAAGAGATGAAGGATGAGCAAGCAGAGATGGCTGCACAGCAACCACAAGCTCAGGTTTCGCCTGGAGCAGCGGCTGCACCTGCAATGGAATCTGCTGAAAACAGCACTCCAACGGCGAACGAATCTAACGAAAGTCCAGCGGAATTCCTACTGAATAGAACATTGGATGATGAGACTAAAGAGATAATGCAAAGAATTGTAGAAAAACAAAAGCAAAAAGCTAAGGAGCTACTAGAAAGCTAATCTATATAACTTAAACGGAGATAAAAAAATGTTTTCAAGATTATTTGAGGAGAGAGATAAGACCATTACCCACCTTGTAAAGTTAGGTGACTGCATCGGCAGATCAATCCGAGAAAACGTCATGCTTTTTAGTATGGACGGAAACAACGATCAAGTCACCTATCTTTCTGAGGGTGGAAAGGTGATTACTGGTAGTTTTGATATTTCCGAGGACGTTTCTTTAAAAGGAATCACAGTTCAGGATGCTTCTGTTTTTGAGGATTCGGAAGCATTTGATGGATTTGTAAACGAAAAGATGCACTCTTTTATAGAAAACATTCATTATTCCGAGTATGGGGAGGCTGATGACAGCTTCACGGATATTCTCACTCTTTGGGAGAACAGACTAAAGCTTTCAGGTATACAGAAGCGCCTTCAGGAAGAGTGCTCCAGACTCGCGCAGACAGAAAAAATTATTGAGTCTCATGAGTTTCAGAACCTTCTTGAAGTTATTCCTCAGTTAAACAACTTCCTATCAGAGAACTTAGAGCAGGTTATTCAGGTTCCTGAAATTAGAAATGCGGTAAACTTATCTAATGCGGTTTCTCAAGCGTTCAACTTCCCAAGACTAACTCTTGAAGAGTTAGAAGAGCAAGGTTCTTACAGCCTTAAGAGAGGGGTAAACGAGTCTATATACGACATGGTTTGCCGCCAGGAACTTATTAAGAAAGAGATCATGGAGTCCAAAAGAAACTTTGAGATGGTTTGGGCCAGTGCTCCTACGATCAAAAATCTAGCGGGAATGATTTTTGAAGATGCTGAAACTACTGTAGGTGCTCTTAGCGAAGCATTAGTTGAAGTTCCTTACTTAGCTTTAGCTTCCAAAAAGAGCCTTTTTGAAACTTTTTCTAACTGCCTAGCTTCGGTGGATGGTGCTCTTGGGGTAACGGAAAAGGATATTCAAGAGTTTTCTTCTAGAATATTTGAGTACAAGAAGGATGTGAAGGAAGTGTTTATCTCCAACATAAACGAGAAGTACGGTGTCAACATTCAAAACTTACAAGACCCTGCGTCATTTAAGAGCCTAGCTAACACGCAAGTAGTAATTTTTGAAGCTCTATCTAGATTAGCTCCAAAGGGCAGCGTTCTTAAAAATGTTCTTTCTGAAATGGCTCAGGGATTAAAAGGAAAGCACGGGGTAGAATGCATTGATGTCAACGACTTCCTTCTTGAGATGTTCGTTTCTGCTGGGTATGATTCTGTTTTAGAGGAAGCGTCTTCATCTAAAGTAGATTTCAGAAGAATAACCGGACAGCTTTCCGACATCAAAAACTTAGTCAGCAATATTCAGGAGCAACTTTCGGAGAAAGACGCGGAGTACGAAAGTGACGAAAGCTTAGAGGATGTTGCTGAGGCGACAGAGCCGGAAGACCCAAAGAAGAAGATGGACGCCGATCAAGAAATAGCTGCTACTAATCAAGAAATAGATGCTGTTGCTGCGGAAGAAGAAGCTCAAGATAAAATGGCTATGGAAAAACCGGAAGAGCAACCTGAAGTAAAGACTGATCAGGAGGCTATTGACGACTTAGCTGAAATAGATAAGGTTGTAGATCAGGTTGTAGCTGAGTTAGGGGATGAGTTCAGCCAAGAGTGATTATCTTAAATTTAGTCGGTAACACTAAATAAAAACGGAGGAGTGTTATGACAGATATTTCGGGACTAATCTACGTTAAAATTGATGAGCTAGGTAGGCCCATTGGCTTGGAGGCCGCTGGGCCAGAAGATAAAATACCTTCAGGAAACATTCCTTCCGGTATTGCAGGTGAACCCGGCCCAGCGGGCGCTCCAGGCGCAGACGGGCTTCCGGGTCCACCGGGACCTGCTGGCGGTCCCCCAGGCCCTCCAGGACCAGCAGGAGACGTAGGACCTACAGGCCCTAGCGGCCCTCCAGGAGCTTCAGGAGACCCAGGCCCTGTAGGTCCTATAGGTCCCTCAGGAGACCCAGGCCCTCCGGGCGATCCTGGAGGCCCTCCAGGTCCTCCAGGACCAGCAGGAGACGTAGGACCTACAGGACCCACAGGCCCTACAGGACCCACAGGGGCTTCGGGAGATCCAGGAGATCCAGGCCCTACGGGTCCCACAGGCCCTAATGGCCCTCCAGGAGACACAGGACCCGCAGGTCCTACAGGAGACCCAGGACCCGCAGGTCCTACAGGGGCTTCAGGAGACCCAGGCCCTACAGGACCCACAGGGCCTAACGGTCCTCCAGGGGCATCAGGAGATCCGGGCCCTACGGGTCCTACAGGCCCTAACGGCCCTCCAGGAGACACAGGACCCGCAGGTCCTACAGGAGACCCAGGACCCGCAGGTCCTACAGGGGCTTCAGGAGACCCAGGCCCTACAGGACCCACAGGGCCTAACGGCCCTACAGGAGACCCAGGCCCTACAGGCCCTACAGGCCCTAATGGCCCTCCAGGGGCATCAGGAGATCCAGGCCCTACAGGACCCACAGGCCCTAACGGCCCTACAGGAGACACAGGTCCTACAGGCCCTACAGGACCCACAGGGCCTAACGGTCCTCCAGGAGCTTCGGGCGATCCAGGCCCTACAGGACCCACAGGCCCTAACGGCCCTACAGGAGACACAGGTCCTACAGGCCCTACAGGACCCACAGGGCCTAACGGTCCTCCAGGAGCTTCGGGCGATCCAGGACCTACGGGTCCTACAGGCCCTAACGGCCCTACAGGAGACCCAGGCCCTACAGGCCCTACAGGCCCTAATGGCCCCCCAGGAGACACAGGCCCCGCAGGACCTCCCGGTGGGGAAGGTTGCTGTAGTGGGGTAAGTGCAATTAGAATTAACCCTACTTCAGCGGTTGATATTAGTAGCAATACCGCCCAGCCTTTAGTAAATAACACAGTATTAATTTACGACCTTCCTTCAAATGAGTTTACTTTTAAGAAGGCTGGATTTGTTTCTGTTTTAGGTATTGACCAAGCACAATTAAGTGATGGCTTTACTGGAGTTACCTTTGGCGAGGCTGCGGTTGATGGGGGATCACAGTTAGATTTCTCAGGAGCATTTACAAGTTCAGGTGCTACAAAAACCCTTATAGAATTTGATGACAAGAGCCGTGTCGCACTAGGTAGAAACTCAGTCCCCTTGGAGATTAGTGCCCTTGGTAAATCTGATATAAGGCTTGAGGATGATGGAACGAGTGGAGCCTTTGTATTAATTAA